CGGCCATATCGTAAGACAATATAGCCCCCTGTTACAAGGGCCATAGTGTATTGACTCCGTCAATTGAAGTCTCTAAGGAGATATCTGTTGATCTGGAAAGACACGTCTGATCCAATAATAATCAATACAATGACAATAAACCAATTAAATAAAATTAAAGGTCTATTATCATGGATCTCATACTACTGGTTCCCAAATGTGGCTGATAGTAAATCAATTATTGAAACTTGGATTAACCAAGTAGCAAGTTGGCATACTAAAAGCGGAACACTTTGGACAATTCAGAGAATTAAAGATCTTAGATTAATTTATACTAAATACATTGCGGGAGAACCTTTTAAAGTTTTTCCGGGACGTATTGGTCTAAATTCTAAGGGGTTGCCAAAAGCAACACCATACTTTAATTCACTAATAGAAAATAAAGAAAGACGAAACATAAGTTTCGTACTAACCTTGCTATCCATTAGCCGAGCCATTCCTGGTACAAAAGATCCGTCAACGTCTACGATTACTAATGCATCTACTAAGGATAATTTAATTATTGCTGAATTAACAGCTTATATCCCAGAATTCCTTTCGGAAAACGGAATAAAAGGAAACCGTGAAATATCATGGACTCCTAATAAATTAAGATTATCTAACAAAGCTGGTCCAGAAGGACGAGCAACGTTATTTTCTTGGAGAGATGCGGTAGTTTTACCTGATTCTTTAGTTGATAATATTAAAGATATCAGTCCAACTTTGCATAGTTACTTATTAGAAACTAGACAAAGATGGCCACAAGACATAGTTAAAAAAGCTCATCAGAGATTAAAACACAATTTCAAAACTTTCCAATCCATCATTAACAAAGACGCAATTGCGGCTAAAGCTAAAGATGTTTGGGCAAGTGTAACCAAAATCGGTTACGATGATTCTGTGAAATTATATAATCAAAAATACAAAGATTCTAATAGAATTAGAAAACTTAGTATAATAGAAGATCCAGAGGCGAAAGCCCGAGTGATCGCTATTTTCGATTATTGGTCTCAGGAAGCCCTTAAAGGGGTTCATGATATCCAATTCGAAATTTTGAGAAATAATTTATCTCAAGATAGAACTTTTACACAGGATCCAATAATTTCTAACAAGGAGGAAAATGAATCGTATCACAGTATAGACCTTACGGCCGCTACAGATAGATTCCCAATTGAAAT